CGTTGGCTGGTTCACGACGGATAGTGGCGGGCGGGTCAATGAAGTCGTGCACATGTGGCGGTTTGCCGATGCCGGCGATCGCGAACGGCGGCGGGCTGCGATGGAGGCGGATCCGGCCTGGTGGGCGTTTCGGGAGAAGACGTCGGGATTTGTGATCGAGATGCGGTCTCGAATCTTGCGGCCGACATCGTTCTCGCCGATGCGGTAAGCTAGACCCGGGTTCGAGTGGATGCGAAAAAATCGAGACGCTGCTTGACACTTTGGTCACCGCGCCACTGGCCGGCCTGGGTGAGTTTGAATACGACGGCGGCGTATTGGTAAGTGCTGGTGCTGCCGTCGACTTCGGAGATGTACTGGTAGAGCGTGCCAGTGGGGACACTGCTGCCGGCGATGAAGGCGGCTTCGACCTGGGCAATGAAATCATCGACAGCGGAGCTGCCGCGTTCGAGCTCGAACTGGCCTTCCCAGCCTTTGGGGAGTTCGGCGGCGAACTGCGTGCCGTCGATGCGGTCGATGCGGATGGCGGCGGTGAGTTGGCGGCTTTCGAAACCAGTAACGTGGGTGAGGTCGAGGCGGCCGAATGGGCCCATGACGACGAGTTGGCAGTCGCGGCCGACGTTGAAGGCGGTGCTGGTCATTGGATTGGTTCCTTATGCGCTCAGGGAGCCGGGGGTGCCGGGCAGCACCTGGCTCTGGACCTGGACGGTCTGGCCGCCTTCAATGTTAACGATGAACTTCTCGTTGATGGCCTGGTATTGCACCTGGGCGTCCGACTGGACGTAGCCGAGGCCGGTGCGGATGAGCGGGTTGTTGGTGGTGTCGCAGATAACACTGAACGGCAGAGAGCCGTCGGTGCTGCCGAGCAGGCCCTGGCTCAGCATGCCTTGCAGGAAGCTGAGCTGGGTGGAGCGAATGCGGCGGAACAAGGCGGCGTTTACGACCTGGCCGACGTATTGGCCCATGCCGGCCGACAGGGTTGCCGCGATGTAGTTGGTCATGCGGGTGTAGTTGTCGCCGTTGGTGGCAGCGTTGCTACTGGAATTGTGGCCGCCTCGGACGCCCCAGAAGGCGCCGCCGGGCTGCGGGTTGGCGATGACGTCGATGCCGGACTGCAGGAGCGCTCCGAGCTCGGCGGAGGAGTAGCAGGTGGACTGGGCGCTGCCGGGAGTGCCGGACTTCTGGCTGCCGATGACGCTGTAGAGCGGTTTGTTGAGACTGGACTGCTCGGGCGAAAGGTTGGCGAGGCGACCGATGACGAAGCCCTGCGGGCTGACGAGGCGCATGACGGCGTTGGTCTGGTCATTCCACCAGATCCAGTCGCCGAACATCAGTTTGCAGGCGTAGGTGTCGAGGCCGACGGCAGCCTTAACGGCGGTCGCGTTGGTGATGGTGTCGCCGGATGGAGTGACGAGGATCATGTAGACGCCTTCGGAGAGGCCGAAGGATGCCTGGGTTGTCCACTGCGTGCTGTCGTCGGCGTCGGCGAGGACGGCGAGCGAGCAGCCAAGACTGCGCAGGGCATACATGCCGGTGCGCGGCAATGTGTCCATGCCGATCAGGGTCACCGCGGTGATGGTGGCGGTGCCATCCGTGCCGCCGGAGAGCGTGCTGCCGGCTGTGTCGAGGGCTGGCGCCAGCGTGCCGAGGGTGGCGGTGACGAGTTGCGAAGGGCCGCGCATGGAGCCTTGGCCGTTGTTCACCGCGGCGACCATGCCCGCGTATATCTGAGCTGCAGTGCCAATAAAATTGTCAAACACTTCCGGCTGGAGGCCGGGCATTGAAAGGATGAGACGGTAGGAATTTGCCGCCGAACCGGTGGTGATCGTGCCGGTGACACGGTTGCCAAGAGTGCCGGTGTGCAAAGCCGTGAGTGCGAATGCAAAGTTGGGTGCTGTCACCCCGAAGGCCATTGAGGCCGCAGTGTCGGTGCCGTCGGTGACACGCACGCAGCGGAAATTTGCGGCACCCTGCTGGACAGCAACCGCCACGGCGGTGCCCATGTCGTATTTCCTTGGCATCAGCGGGCCGAAGGCGGTGGCGTAGTCGGCCATCGTTGAGCAAATCACCGGCTGACCGACCGGCCCCCAGCAGGAAGTGCCGACGATGCCGGCGACGTTTGTGGGGACACCGTTGATGACAAGGTTTTGCGGCGGCACGATCTGCACGTAGAGATCGGGAACCACGAGAGCAGTGGTGTTGATGTTGCCCTTTTGGACGATCGGCATGAATCAGGCCTCCTGGCTGTTGGGGGCGATGGGCGCCTGGATGCGGACGACTTTCTGAGCGTTGGGCGAGGCGAGGATGCCAGCGACTGTTGCGGGGTCGGCAACATGGTCGCCCTTGGCGTACGGACCGAAGGCCTGCACGACCACGAGATGAATGTTCATCGATATTCCTTCAACCGATGCGGGATCGGGTGGTGACGCCGTTGGGGGAGATCAGGCTGTTGCCGAAAATCATTGCGGGCAGCGGTGTGGTGATCGTCGTGGCATATTCGGCGGATAGCAGCAGGTCCCGACGGTAGAGGTTGGCGTTCTGGCTTTGATCGAAGACGCGGGTTCCGGTTTCGCACAGTCGTGCCGTCGTGCCGTCGGGCAAGGTGAGGAAGGTCTGCTGGCTAAGACCAGCGTCGATCAGGATGGCGGTCTGGTCGCGAATCGTGGGCGTGGGGCACCAGCAGGACAGGCGAATACCTTGTTGCTGGCGACGGGTTTCGGTTTGCGTCTGCTGGTCGGCGACGACGCGGCCGATGACGAGGCCGGCGTTTGGGATGGTGATGGACGTTCCGTTGAGCTGGACGATCCGCGATGCCCGCAGATAGGTGGCGAGGGTGGCCGCGACCTGTTCAGGGGTGTCTGACGCGACAGTGCGGTGGACGACGGCGGTGTTGTCGACCAGCAGGCCGGCGAGTTGCCCGAGTGCAGCCATGCCAGCGAAGGTTGCGGTGTTAGCGGTGACGCTGACCGTAAGGCTCGGCGTGATCGGTGCTGCGGCGGTTGGCGGATCAATGTAGCGGGTGGTGATGCGGTGTTGCGAGGGGTCTGGAAAGAGGCTGACGTTGATGACGCCAGCAGCGAGGTCAGCGTTGAGGGCTGTGGGATTCGGCCAGCCGCGGTAGATGCGAACGAGTGGGCCGAGCACGGACGGGGCGCTGATGCCTAGGGGGTAGACCAGGCCCGTCACCAGGGTGGCGATGGTGGTTTCGACGTCCGATTCATCGGCCATGCAAAGCGCGCCTTGTGGATTAGGTGGAGGTTTGGCGAGCGGTGAGACGGGTGCCGAGATCGGTGGTTTCGATCATGGCGACGACGCCGGTGCGGCCCTGGTCGTCGGTGAGGATGTCGTTCGTGCAGAGTTCAAGTTTGAGACTGGGCGGAAGCAGGACCTGCCAGGTGCCGGGATTGACCTCGGCCTCGATATTGGCGAGACCGGTTCCAGGGCCTGAGCTCGTCACGATGCTGGCGGGCCAGCCGCTCGCGAGGATGGCGTTGGTGGCGACGACGGCGCCGCCGTAGAGGTTGAGGCCGGCAGCTTGTGGCGACGGAGGACGCAGCAGGGAGATGATGCGCATCGTGCGGATACAGAGAACCGGGAGCATCGGTTGCTGGGCTGCGATATAAAACAGGGCGCCATCGTTGCGGCGGCGAAGGATATCGCCCGGGGTGGTGTAGGCGGCGTCAAAGATGCCCTCCCACATCGGATCCTGTTCCGGCACCGGGCGGTGAAGATGACCGCCGAGTGGTAGGAAGCCGGCGTTGAGGCGCAAGATTCGGTTGGCGGGACTGAGTGGGTCGTGCGCTCCGACCGGGCGCAACAGGTCGCAAGGCGCACCGATATGGAAGGCCGCGCGACCTGACCCGCGATAGATGCGGTCTTGTAGTTTGTGCGCGTCCATCAGACGACGAGCCTGATGCCGCCGTCGGTGAGACCGGGGCCTGGGGGAACGCCGAGAAAGCCACAGAGACGGCGGCGCCAATCGTCGAACAGCCTCGTTCGATCTGCGACTTCACGGGCATTTCGGACCCAGGCTGCGGCGCTGTCAGTGTCGAGCGTCGCGGAGGCGTCGGTGATGGCGCGTTCCAAACCGGAGAGCGTTCCGAGATAGGTACGCGAGACCTGTTCCTCGGAGCCCGACAGGCGTTGCAGGCGATATTCAAGCATGCCGTAGGCCTGGTAGAAGCGCCAGTTGCTGAAACCACCATTGCCGAGGCCGTAGGCGGGGTAGCCGGTGTGGCGACGCAGGTCGGTGAGTTCGCTGTCGGTGAATGCCATGATGCGGCCCCTGTTGCTGCGGTGCTAACCCCCTGCCCGCCCCTCTCCATCGTTGGGGAGGGGCTTTGCCGTGGCTAGCCCAGGTGCTCGATCAGAACGGCTCGCTTATAGTTCGAGTTGGTTGCCGTCGCGACGGTGGTTGGGTTGGTGGTGGTGTCGGACGGCGCGCAGAAGCCGCCGATCCAATACCAACTCTGGGCGATGATCTGCTGCAGGCGATCGATCGGTTCGCGGGTGACCATGGCGATGCCATCGATGACCGATATGAGGCTGTCCGATGGCGCGACATCGGCCTCGGCCATTCCGGCAAAGTCTCCTTCAATCAGCGCGCCCTGGCCGACCACGATGGGGCGGCGGATGAGGGCACCGTTCATGGTTGGATGCGCCTGCACATAGGCCTCGGTGGTGGGGATGAAGCGCAGCCCGAGGAAGTCGTTGACCATGCCGCGCTTGAACACCTGGTTCGCCGAGGTGGCGCCCGTGAAGAGCTGGCGGAAAGCAGAGTCGGAAAACAGCTGGCGGGCGCTCACGGGGTCAAGGTAACAGTTGTAAGCGCCTTCGATCTCGGGAACCGCATTGAGGCGGAGCTGGGCCACGGCGTTGAGCAAGGTGCTCATGTCGAGGATGTCGCCGGTGGTGATCGCCGTCGTGGTTGTTCGGCTGTTGGGCCGCATGATCGCGCTACCGGTCGCGGCGATGACCGCGTTGCCGATCGTTCCATCGGTGATCAAGACCGAGGTGCTGAAGGTCAACACGCCGGAGATGCCATTGGGAGCCCACGAGGTATTGCTGCTGTCGACGGTAACGCCGACGAGTGTGTAGGTGTTGGCACCGATGTTGACGGCGAGGCTCGCGGAGCCGCCGACAGGGGTCTGCACGCCATTGACGAAGGCGTACTGGAAGCCGCGGACGTCATCCACCGTCAGCGCCGGACTGGCTGCGGTGAGGGCGACGCGGACGCGGGTGTTGCCGCCGAAATACGGATTGAACAGGGCGTTGCGGGCGAGTTCGTCCAGCGAACGCGAGGCCTGCTCGCCGTTGATGGCGGCATTGAGCAGGAACTGGCTGGCGATGCCGACGCGCGAGGTGACCATGTTGAGGTCGGTGGTGGCGGCGTAGTGATTGAGCGTGATGGTGTATTGCTCGACGCCGAAAGTAGCCGGCGTCAGGCCGTTGTCGAGGTTGGTGTTGGTGGCGGGCGCCAAGGGCGTAGTCATCGAAGGCTTGAGGCCGGCTCGGGTCTTGGTGAGGGTCTCGCCGATGCCAACTGCAAAGTCCTGACGGTCGGCGCACATGCGGTAGCCGAGGCGGCTGGAGAGGGCGGCCTCGAACTCGCGATCGAGGAAACCCTGCTGGATGATCGGCTGCAGAGCCGTCGGGAAGTTCTGAATGCCCATGGGTCGGTCGTCCTTCGTGAGGATTGGAGGCGTTGATTGGCGTGGTCAAATCCGGCCGCGAGATGGATCAGCGACGCTTGATCATTTCGGCGCGCGCGGCCTGCCACTCAGTGTGCGACATGGCGGTAGCGCGCTTTGCGGTCGGAGGGGTGGTCGGTGGGACAGCGGCGGCAGAGGACGAGCTGACTGTCTGGAACAGCCATGGCTTGGCACGCCGAAGCTCGGTCATCAGTGCCTCGGCGTTTTCAATCTCGCCGTTTGCCCCGAGCTTGATGGAACCGGGATCGAGCAGTTTCAGGCCATCGAGATCGAGGATGCCGGCGCGCAGGGCATGAGATTTGAGTTCGGCTTGGGCAAGCCGATTTTTGAGGGTGGTTTCCTGATCGGCCAGGCGGCGCTCGAGTTCGGTGATACGTGGATCCAGGGGATCTTCGGGGGGGGACTGCTCGGTCATGAGGGCTTCGATTCGATACGGGCGCGTTCAGCTGAGATGTCCGGGATGGCGTAGACATCGGCGATGCTGCGCATAGCTGTTTCTGGGGAGAGCAGCTTTGCTGCAACGAGGGTTTGCAACGTCTGGGCGTCAGCAGCGTTGTCTGATGCATCAGGCGCGTACCACCTTGGCCATTTCAGACGAAGGCGGGCTGATGCGTCGAGCGGTGCGATCGGCTCGGCGTGGGTGGTGAGTGGGTAGACCACACTTGCCAGCATGATCATGCGGGCAATCTGCAGAATGGCGTTGCCGTAGCTGACACGCATGTTGTCGGCGAGGAAGATCAGGCCTTGGTTCATCATTTCCAGCGCGCGGCCGGATTGTGCGGTGGTGAGCCGGTCGGCGCTGGCGCGATTGCCATGCACGCCTTCGAGGGCCATTTCGCGAAGCGCCCTGACGTAGTCGATGACGGCGCCGGCGGCGGTGCCGTTGATTTCGAGCAGTCTGGCATCACCCTTCTCAGTGACGACGAGGGCGTTGCCGCCGCCGCGAACGAGTTCCCTTGCGTCGCCGGCGGGCTCGCGGATGAGCAGGGTCGGGTCGGAGCTGTATTTCAAACCGCGGCCGGCCTGGCTTAGTTGATAGTCTATCTCAATGGATGTCTCGATTGCAGGGCGAAAGGTGCAGGCACCGTCTATGCCGTCGGCGCCATCCGGGCCGCCAGGGAGGTTACGGATCCAAACGACGGGGACGAAGCCGAGGCCATGCGTGGTGGAGCGGCTTATGTCGATGGTGGGTGGCGTGTCGCTGGTGATCGGCCAGGGGGTGAACCAGATTTCCTTGGTGCGATCCCAGCTGCGCATGAACCAATAGACCGCGTCGGGATTAGCAATTTCGTAACCCATTCGGGCGAGGATTGCTCCGGAAACTTTGTATTTTTCGACGACGCTGGCAAGGGTGTCTGGTGCTTCAGCATCCCAGGTTGGGGTGAGGTAAATGCTTTCGATGACTTTTAGGAATATCCGGCTTTTGAGGACGCGGACGAGGATGGCGACGGATCCGATTGATCCACGCAGCGCCGCCTCCTGCATGATGGCGTTCAGGTTGGTCTCGGCGGCGATATCGGCAAGGACGGAGCGCAAGATGGGGTCTTCGGTGTCGATTGCTGGGAAATGCCCCTTGCCGAACACAAGACTTAGGCTGTCGTCGACCACGATGCGGGCCAGGGGATAGCGAACTGAGGGGCGGCGCTGGCGAAGAGGGATGTATTCACCGGACGATGTGCGCTCATCGTGGAATTCGTAGGGAAGTGCGTCGTAGAGCGTGCCGTCATGAACGCGCTTATAAAGGCTGAGACGTGCGGTGCGTGGGGGGTAGTCGGGGTCTGTTGGAATGAGGCCGGCGATTGTGTCCAACATGGGGGAACTTCCTCTACGGCCACCCGGCACTTGGAGAAGCGCCAGGTTGGCTCTCGTTCGTTGGTAAATCTGAGACTGTTCGGCCGTGATGGTGAGGCCACCGCAGGCTGCCTGTTAGCGGGCGAGCAGCGAGAGATTCATCCGGCGCGGTTGTGTGGATGATCCAGCGACCAGGCTGAAGGCACGGCTGAGTGCATCGACCTGATCGTCCTTGCGGCCTTGTGGAAAGTCCCTGAGTTCATCGAGGAAGGCCTTGTTCCAGGGGGCTCGCAGCAGGCTGACGAGACCGGCGTCGATGGCGGCTGCCGCGGGGGTCGCACGGGTGATCTTGCTGCCCGATTCGGTGCTGGCGCGGACGCGATGACCGGCGAGACAGTCCGATAGCCAGGCTACCTGTTGTTTCCCGGCTTGGCCGGGGTCCTGTGGCAGGCCGATGACGACGTTGGGGCCATCCTGGCTGGCAGTGGCAATGATTGTGCGCGCGACATCGGTGGGACCGGAGCGGAGGCGCACGATGTCGGTGATGAGGTAGTGACCATTGGTTGTGACAGCCAGCTTGAGGCCAACAGTCCAGTCGGGGTCGCGACCTTCTGTCGCCAGGGTGGCCGCGAGGTCCCAAGCGCGTATTTCCCGAATGAGGTCTGGCACTGAGTCGATTGCGGTTATTCGCGCTGTGGCGAAGAGGGCGTCGGTATCAGGTGCGGGGCGCTGCTGGAACTGCGCCTGCCAGTTGCGAACGCCGATGGTGCGGCGTTTGCGGTCCAGCGCTTCGACGTCCTCCCATTCGGGCCAGAGGGCCTCGCCGGGGGCGCGGCCTAGCAGGTCTTGCTGTTCCGCGATTGCTGGGAGTTTGACGACAGTCCAGCTACTGTCGGCTTCCAGCAGACGGCCACCGAGGTCATCCTCATGCCAACGCGTCATGATCAGAACCACTCGACCGCCTGGCTTGAGCCGGGTGGCGAGGTCGGAACGATACCAGTTCCAAATGGAGTCGCGGGCTGAGGCGCTATCTGCTTCTTGGTGGGATTTGATTGGATCGTCGATCAGTACGAGATCGGCACGGCGGCCTGTGATCGGACCGCGTACTCCGGATGCAAAATAGTCTCCGTGGGTGGTGGTGCGCCATCGCGCGGCGGCCCGGTCATCCTTGGCCAGCGCATAGCCAAGGGTATCGGCGTTTTCGTGGACCAAGGCGCGGACGCGGCGAGCGAAGTGATCGGCGAGATCGGCGGTGTGGCAGGCGGAAATGATGGAGCTTTGCGGGTGGCGCGTGAACCACCATGCGGGGAACAGTACGGAGGCGTACGTGGACTTGGCGTGGCCGGGCGGCAGCAGCAGCATGAGACGGTCAATCCGACTTTCTGCGATGTCGTCCAGCCGCTCAAGGATCAGGCGATGGTGACGAGCCGGCGACTGGCCCCAGGGTTTGAGAGCGTGGGTTGCCCAATCCAGGAGCGTTGGCGGGATGACCGAATGACAATTTTCGGGGTCGGCGAGTTCCAGCTTGGGCTGGTTCGCGCGTTGGGCCATGAGGTCCTGACCGATGTGGGGGCTGGTAAAACGAGGGACGGTGAGTGCGTCACGCCTCGATCATGCAAAAAGGTATAGACTTTTTTGGGGTGTCCGGGAAGGAAAAAATTCCATCGTAGGTGAATATTCCTTTTGCAGTGGGTTCGACGGATAGCTGATCTGGAAAATGCGTATGATACTGGCGATTTCGAAAGGGTAGATTGTGCAGTCATATCAGCGCGCCCCCCTCATGAACCAAGAGAGAAGCGGTTTTAAATCAGTTGGTTGCAGCCTGAATTGAAACAACGATATCGGGTTTCCTGCAGTCTCTCGGCTCAATTGTGGCAACAACGTGGTGAACACCGAGCCGATTTGGGGTTGATCTCAGCCTCCTGTCTTGGCTGTATGTCCGCCTTACGCATTGCTGTTTGCTGTGTCGGGTCCTTGTTGTTGGGTTTGGACTTTCGGCGACGGCGTCCGCCTTGCCGGGTTTGGTTTGATGATTGGGTTTTTCAACCCTTTCAGCCTCAAACCTCGGTAGTGACGAGATGGGAGCATTGATGATCATTCGTGCCAAAAGGGCGTTGCCCGGAATGGCCCTGTCGCTTTTGCTAAGCGCTCCTGCGCTGGCGGCGACACCGCATGACGGGGCGACGACCGAACACAAGGCTGGTGAGGCGAAGTCGCATTCGCCGCGAACGGAGGCTAAAGCGTCCACGCATCGCAGCGCCCTGGCGGCAAGGAGCAGTTCCAAGGTTGCGGTCTCCAAGCCAGGTTCGGCAGCACCGCGCGCACATGTTGCGTCGCGGGCCAAAGGCCGGGATGTGGTTGCACCGGTTTCGCCGAATTCATCCTCGCGGCTGATTCGACGGACCAGCTACACGAACCGCGTTGGTCATACAGATTCGAATCTGATCGATGATGGCACGCTGTGGCGTGAGCAGGGGAGCATGGCGACCTGGCAACAGAGCGGAGTTGCATCGTGGTACGGTGGTCGTCGTTGGCAGGGGCACCTTACCACGTCTGGCGCGCGGTACGATGAACATGAACTGACCGCCGCCCACGCGACATTGCCAATTGGAACCAAAGTCCGCGTGGTTCGGCAGGATGGCCGTGGGTCCGTTGTCGTAACGATCAACGATCGTCCAGGGACCCGGACACGGATAATCGATCTGTCGCGTGAAGCGGCGAAGGAACTTGGCATTCTCGGTGCCGGCGTCGCCATGGTGACGTTGCAGCCGATGTAGTCGGCGCTTCAGGGGTCTCAACGGGGTGCCTGGATCTGTTCCGCGCACCCCTTTTTTATGACCGATCTGCGGGACTGTTGCGAGTCAGCTATGAGGCGATTGGAGTGTCAGCTTGTAGCCGAGGTGCGATGCCTCGAAGCCGAGGTCAGCGTAAAAGCGGTGAGCCGATGTCCTGGACGAATGCGTGGTGAGTTGGACCATCCCGCAGCCTCGCGCTTGGCATTGCGTGATCGCCCAGGTGAAAAGCGCATGACCGTAGCCACATCCGCGATATTTGTCTGCGATCCGGACACTTTCGATCTGACCGCGCCACATCCCGGTATGGGAAAGACCGGGGATGAAGGTGAGTTGCAAGGTACCGATCAGCTGTGCCCTGCTCACCTCTGCCCCGGCCGCCTCTGTGGTTTGGACCTCCAGGACAGCCAGGAATTGGTTCGTATCGGCATTCAGAGCTTCGAAAGCCGCGATATAGCCGGGATGGTCTGGCGTTTCGCGGGTCTGGCCGAGTGGATCATCTGCAAGCATGGCAACAATGGCCGGCACATCCTGGAGGGTCGCCCGACGGATCTGGAGGGTCATTACGCTGGCTTTCGGCTGGCTTTGCTGAGGGTTGCGACAATGATGTCTATGCCTTGGCCGTGCCAGCGCTGGATGGCCTTGTGGTCGGCGCCAAGCAAACTGGCCAGCCGGCGCCAGGAGAACAAATGTCGTTCGGTGATCGGACTGACCAGAGCACGGGCGCCAACGATGCGACGTAGGACGTAGCGGTCTATCGGTATGGTCGGAATCCAATTCAACGCCTCATCCATGCGGGTGACGTGTGCCGGGGATGGATTGGCTGGCCTGAGACGAGCGTCGATACGCGACCAGCCATAGGCCTCGATGGCAGATTGGACGACGTCGTGCCTGGTGGTGCGGAGCTGTGTTGTTGGGCCCGAGTTTGGGAGGGCAAGAAGGGTGCGCCCGGCCTCTTCAAGTCGATAGCGCACGTAGTCGGAATCGATGCCGGTGTTTTGGGCACAAGGCGGCTGTGACTGGGAGCGGGTGCTCATGCTGGTGATCCTGGTCGGGTGTGAGGACGGGCGGCGCGACGCTGGCGGAGGTGACGCGCAACGGCGTCAATCGTCAGGACTTGGATCTCAGCAGGCCCCAGAGCCGATCCGGCAGCGTGTTTTGCGGTGTCCAGGAGCTTGCGGTGTGGCGCGTAGGTTTGGAGCAATGGCTGCAAGGCGCGGCGTGCGGCAGCTGCCGCTTGAGTGCGGGTTGACGCGCAATCAGCCGTGGCGGGGGCAGGCGGATTCAGGAGACGAGCGTGTCGGCCGCAGGGTGAGGTCTGAACGGGAGCGGCGGCAAACAACAGCGCGGCCAGGGCTTCAGCCCGCCCCAACAAGCCGCAGGCAACGAGCCGGGCAAGAAAAGGCGCGGCTCGATGCGATCCGGTCACTTGGATCGAGGGCGAGATCACGCCAGTGGCTCCCTGAATTTGGCCAACTGCGACGGGATCGTAGATCGGGCCAGGCGGGTGTTGTCCGGCGCAG